TGCTCGCAACGAGAAGAAAGACATCTGAATGAGGTGCCCGCGTAGCCCAATCGGCAGAGGCAATGGATTTAAAATCCGTCAAGTGTGGGTTCGAGTCCCATCGCGGGTATTAAGGAGACAGTCATGATCTATCTCGACTCTGAAACTGTAGGTTTCACAGGACCAATGGTGCTCTTGCAGTATGCAGAGGACGACGGTGAGATTATTCTCCATGAAATCTTCCACGAACCGATCGAAAAGACTATCGAGCTGATCGAGTATATCTGCACACAAGATGTGTGTGGATTTAACCTCGTGTTTGACTGGTTTCACCTCACAAAAATCTATAATATTTTAAAGGTTTTACATGCGGGTGGGTATCGAGGTTTACCCTCTGAGCAAGTGGTGGCTGACATCGAGGCAATGAACCCTAGCGAGTTTTGTTTGCGGCCCAAGTCGGCATTAGATCTCATGCTGGCCGCCCGTCGCGGTAAGTATCAGTATGTTATGAATCGCAAGTCTATCAGTATTCGACGCGTACCTGAGATCGCTGCAGAGAAATTAGCTGAGGTACTTAGACAAGAGATTAATCTGCCCGAAATTTGTTTCAGTAAATCTTCTGAGGGGTACCGTTGGAAAACTCGACCTTCAAAAGATTATGAGACTGAAAAAGAGTTGCCGGGGCTTAAGGATGTTTACTTAGATTTTAGTGGGAGTACAAGTCTTCGTGCTCTTGGCTCAGATATTTTGGGTGAGGATAAAGCCGATTGGCCCATTCCCAAATATATGAAACCAACTGAGCGAGCATGGTTGCCTTACGGTCAACATGGAGAAACTCCTTGGCGGTTTGTGATCTCAGATCATATCGGTCAATGGCACGCCAATGAGCAAGCTCGTTACTATGCGTGGAAAGATGTTGATCTCACCCGTAAACTCCATAAGGTAGGTTTTCCAGAGGAGAAAGGTGGCGACACAGATAGTGAGCTAGCCTGTGCTTTGGGTGCAACCCGATGGCGTGGGTTTGAGATCGACCATGATCGGGTTAGAGAGTTGTTACCTAAATACTTACAGATGGCTAAAGCTGCACCTAGAGCACCGGAGGCTGTGCAGCGGTGGCTTGAGCCTCATTTGAGTAAAGCTGAAAAGCTAGTCTTCAAGAACACAGAAAAAGTCACACTCGAGGCTTTAATTAAACACACACCTAACGAGGAACTTCGGCGTAGGTGTGAGTTAGTTCTTGAAGCTCGGAAGGGTAGGTATAGATTCACACTACTCAGTCGATTGCTCGAAGCTCCTCGTTTTCACCCCGAATTCAAAGTTATTGGTACAAAATCTAATCGACAGTCTGGAGGGGGTGAAGAAGATAGTGGTAAGTCAGGGTCAATCAACCCTCAAGGTATTCCCCGAGACAAAGAGATTCGATCATGTTTTGTGTTTGCTCGTGAATATGAGGAACTATGGGGTGGGGATGCTGATTCTTATGAGGTTAGTATCATGGCTGCAGTGTTTCCTGATGAGGCACTTAATGCAGACTTACTCACAGGCAAAAGCTTTCACGCTTTAATGGGAGAAATTTGGTACAATATTGACTATGAGGGGATGATGCTCGAGAAGAGCAAAAAAGATGATCCTGATAATAAATACAATAAGGTTAAAGGAGGCGACTTCGCTCTCCTGTTTGGTGCTGAAACTAAGAAGTTGGGTGATGTACTCGGTCTTGAAGAAGATGAGACCGCAGAAGCTCAACAACGTGGGTATGCTAAATACCCGGATCTGTTCCGTCAACGAGAAGAACTGGCCATGAGTTTCTGCTCTATGAGGCAGCCCGGTGGCTTAGGTACGGAGGTGCAGTGGCATGAACCAGCTGAGTATATCGAGTCTGTCCTCGGTTTCAGAAGGTACTTTAACCTTGAGAATGAAATTTGTAGGGTGTTGTTTAGGCTTGCCAACAACCCACCAGAAGAGATTCGAGCAGATACTAAAATCAAGAATGCAAGAGTTGTTAGACGAGTTGAGCGAGGAACTCAATCAGCCCTTGGGGCAATTCAGTCCGCCCTCTATGCAGCTGCTTTCGGACTCCAAGCCACAAACATGCGAGCTGCTTGCAACCATGTCATTCAATCCCCGGGAGGTGAAATCACAAAAGAGTTTCAACTAGCTCTCTGGAAAGAACAACCTGTTGGTGTGCATTCTTGGAGGGTTCGGGTGTATAACATGCATGATGAGCTTCTCACAGTGACTGATGGCACGGTGGATACTCGCAACATCAAGGAGCGTGTAGTGGAACGTTTCAAGAAAGTAATCCCCCTTCTCGTTTGGGAGTGGGACAAGATGAAGACGTGGGGTGACAAGTGAAGGTAACAATCGCAGTAGACTTCGATGGCACTATTGTAACTCATGCCTTTCCTGAGATTGGCGACGAAGTGCCAGATGCTTTACGATATCTCAAACAACTTCAAGCTGACGGACACACCATTATCCTCTATACAATGCGGGGCAATAAGTTGCAACGCAAATATCTTGATGAGGCTACAGCGTGGCTCAAGGAACGAGGATTTACTCCTGACTTTGTGAACGAAAATCCTTCACAGCATGAGTGGACCGACAGTCCTAAGGTTCATGCAGACTTTGTGATTGATGATCGCTCAATCGGTGTTCCTCTTATGTGGCACAAGGGTCATGCTGTTGTAAGGTGGACAGGAGTGATGTGCGATCTTCGCAATCGTCTTCATAGTATCAAGCCCATCACGGACACAGAACAATGATTATGTGGCCAAAAAGACGAAGAAAACCGTATACCCTCAGGGGTATCATTTCTCGCCCATGTGTAAGATGCGGTAAACCTGCAAGTCAACAGTGGCAAGTTTGCTCGGATGGAGGAAACTTCAGAGCTGTTTGCAAGGAGTGTGATATCCAACTCAATGAACTCGTGCTCAAGTTTATGCGACATCCAAGAGGGCGAAGCTTGATGAAAGCTTACCGAGAAAGGATGAGTCGGGAAGATGACTAACTACCCACGCAGAGAGGTGATGAAGTTTCCGTCAGGTAAAGCTGGCTCGCCCGGGCTGGAGACTCTTAACTACCCTCGTTTTGGGTCGTTTAAGATAGACGGCTCATACTGTTTCACATTCAACGGTGAACTCTATTCTCGTAATCTCATATTACACCCGAATAGATTTCTACGCAAGCGTCTAGCACCTCTTCTTGATCTCAAGGACATGGTGTTTATGGGAGAGCTGTTTGATCCCTCGGGAGAGTTTACTGACAGTCAATCAATCACTCGATCCCACGCAGCCGACATTGGTTGCATGACTATGTTTGTGTTTGATTGTCTACCTCTAAAAGTGTTTACAACAGGTGGCAACGGTTTGAGGTACTTCTACCGCTATAACACTTATAAGAGGATGATGGAATCCCTGTCCCATGAGTTCATTCAACCTGTCTATCAGGAGATGTTAGTAGATGTCGGACAAGCTCAAATCCTTTTCGACCGATCAATTTCTGCCGGACATGAGGGCATCGTCACTCGTGATCCAAATGCTTACTACAAGTATGGACGCCTCACTGCTAGGGAGAACGATTGTTTCCGGCATACAAGATTCGAGCGGTGTGATGCTATTCTCCTTGAAGTTGTTGAGGCGAAAAAACGAAGGGATGGTGTTGAGCCTCCAAAACTATTGGATGGCAGGGCCCACCGTTCCTTCAAGAAAGATGATTATTCTCTTGCTGGAACTGCTGGATCACTACGGGTTAGGGATGAACAGGGTAGAGAGTATGGAGTTGGTTTTGGGGTCGGATGGACGGATGCTCGTAAGAGGGAAGTGTGGGAACAGAGACATAAACTTCAAGGTTGTTGTGTGGAAGTAGAGTACAAACCCGATGGCATGAAAGATTTGCCTAGGCAACCCAAACTCGTCAGGTTTCGGGAGGACAAGGATGTCAAACCATGAAGTTGATTTTGAGGGATACTATCTCTGGTTTCTTGCTAACTCAACATCAGACCAAGCAAAGGCCTTCGCATTTGCACTCGGTAGGATTGCAAGAAAACATCCCTCAGCAAATCCTAGGGAGGCTATACTAGAGTTCTTCGCAGAGTCCATTTACGCTTACGAACAGCATATCAAGGAGCTAAAACGTGGCAAAGGTCAACAGCAGGAAAGCCTACGACGTATCGAGCGGGTTCTCACCGAACGGGCGGATCGGTTACGAGCAAGTAATTCCAAGGAAGAAGCAGGAGAGACTCCACAACAAGCCTCGAAAAGAAAAGCTAGTTATGGAGTTACATCAGAAAGTGACAGACGGATCAAGGTATCTAGTAAATTGTGGGATTGACCCAAAATATATTGAGTCTTGGCTTTTTGAGCCATGGTACCCCAAGTCGATCAAGGAGGCTCTTACTTGGTGGGATGAAGAGATGCTCCCCGTCATACGTCAGTTGATGATGATTCTCAATCAACGAACGGGAAAATCTTGGAAGGCTCTCCAAGCCACTTCACCATACCACTCTGATTTTAAAGTAATTAGAGTTCGTCAACGTGATGTTAGAGAGATGTGGTACAAGCGTCCAAGGTTTAAATCAGAACGCGGTCGTGTTATGGAAGAGGGTTACTGATGCATTTTAGGGAGCCCAGAGGTCGTTCAAAAAACCCTGAGACCGCTCTCTATGAGAAGATCAAGGAGCACCTTGAGTACAAAGGGTGGTTCGTTCAAAACATTCACGGCAACAAGTTTCAATCTGGGCTTCCTGACATGTTTATCTCCCGACTCTCACACCCCCAGAGATGGGTGGAGTTGAAGACACCTGCCCGTGCTAGAGAAAAGAATGGCGGACTCAGCCCCCGTCAAATGGAAAAGTTTATGAATATGGATAGAGCAGGCTGCTTGATCTACGTCTTAACGGCTGTAGATCAATTTACTCTCCTGTACGGAGCACCCAACTGGAAAGCTTATGCCACCGGTGGGAGTAAGATCATCAAACCGAAGGGATTCTGAGATGATTACATACCAAGGAAGCAAGCAGAGATATGCTGCTGACATTCAGAGAGCTCTTCAAAGCTTCGGCACAGATTATTGGAATCTACCTTTTGTGGAGGGTTGCTGCGGTTCTGCTGCAGTCTCTGCTTATATTGGTAAACCTGTAACTCTCATTGACATGGGACCTTGGGGTAGGTTCTGGGAAGCTGTTAAAGAGTTTTCATTGGACATTGCGGGGGGTCCAGTTAATCGACTCTTGGATTATGAGGGTTGGGTGAGGTATGCTGTTGAAGTTCCCGTGCCTGTTAGTCCAATTGAGTTTGCCTATACCTTCCTCGCCCTTCAACGAGAGGCGTTTAGAGGCAAGCCTGTTGGCATAATGGGAAATCAATGGGTGCATCCGGGGTTTAGAGATTCCTTCTCTGAAAAGAAGTGGCGTGCAGGTCTGCTTGAAACACGGAGAGTTAAAATTGTTGAGGCCTCAAGGGATAATCTTAACCATAAAACTCTTAACATATCTAATATTTATATTGATCCTGACTATGAAAATACAACAGGGTACAATGATCGGACACTCGACATCAAAAGTTTTGTGAGAAGACACACTCACTGTAACTTAATTGTCTCACACCACACAGAAATACCCGATGTAGAGTGGGATGAAGTTCGAATCATCACTCAAAAGGGTCGACAAAACTCCGCAAAAGACAACAGTGAACGCTTACACATCAAGAGGAGAAAAGCATGAAACTTCCTGTACTAGCTCAGCCCAACTATCTCAGCCCCAGCAGCCTCGAGGAAATGATGTCATGTAACATGAGGTTTTATCTCAAGCGTATGACTGGTCTCCCTTGGCCTAACTCAGTTCAAGGAACAGCAGCAGCTATTGGTTCGGCCTTTGACTCTTTTGTGAAAGCCGAGATTGCCGAGCATTTGGGTTTAGGTGGGGATCCCCAACATCAAATTGAGGCACTGTTAAAGTCTTCTGTCGATGAGGTTAATCATGATGCAGCTGTTCCTATGGGCCGTATTCTTTTTATGGAATACAAAAGGTCCGGAATGCTCAAGCGTCTTCTCGATGAGGGTCTCACCTCTGTTGAGATGTCACAGAAACTCGATCTCGTATGCGGTGATGATATGGTCCCCGTTTTGGGTAAACCAGATGCTGCATTATCCGACGGTACTATTGTTGACTGGAAGGTTCAAGGTTCAGCCTCTAAGTCAGGTGCATCTCCTACACAAGGCTATGTATATGGTAAGAGAGGTTTTCAAACTTTACCCCCACACAAGAAAGCTGGTGCCCCTCTTGAGGAGTTAAATGATAAGTGGGCTCGTCAGCTTGCCATTTACAGTTGGCTTTACTCAGGTATGACCCCCTTCCGTGATGTTCCAGTAGCTATTGAGAACGTCACTGTTCGTAGCGGCAAATATGCATTCACCTCCATCCGAACAATTGTCACAGCTGAATTCCAAGAAAAACTTTGGAGTGATCTTGTCTACAATTGGTACAAGGTGCAAGAGGGTGAAATGGATAATGCAGTTCCCACTCAACGTAAGTGCTATGCCTACAATCAAAGGTGTGAAGTTTCTGACCGTTGTGACGCCTTTAAGCAATGGGAAGCTGGTCAGTCTGAGGGCACCGACGTCATCGACAGATTGATGGGAAGGTAAGATGGATCTCTTTCTCACATGGTTCAAAAAGTTGTTCACACATTCTCGGTGTGATGTCTGCAATAAACGCAAACCCTCTCAGGCTATGATAATTTGTCACAACCACCCCAAAGGCGATGTACTCTGCAAAACTTGTTATGATCTTTGGTCCCCTCGAGATTGGGGTCTTTAAAGATGTATCAAACACAGGCCATTAGTGAGTTTCTGGAAACTCAATCTTGCAAAGTAGATGTTTATCATCCTTCTATGGAGGTGCAGGTAAACGTCTTACCCGGGCCCGATAGGGTGAAGTCCAAGGAGCGTCGCACACCACAGTACACAGATGGTGATGAGGTTTGGTCTGCATTCCGTATCCCTTTTGGAGGGTCAGGTATTGATGCAGAGCCCCACTACAGAGATAAAATGATGGACTGGTCCTTTGACAAATATGTTGAAGCCATCGGTCTTACAGGGTGGGATTGGCAAAATCGACTCAGTCGCTGGGTAGGTTTTGATTTTGACTCAGTCACCAATCACGCCAAGGGGTTGACCGACGTTGAGTTGGATGATCTTAGGCATCGAGTGAAAATGATTCCTTGGATCACACTAAGACGATCTAAGAGCGGCAAAGGGTTTCATCTCTACGTTAAACTTCAAACCCCAGAAGAAACTAGAAACCATGCTGAGCATGCTGCACTAGCTAAAGCTATTTTATCTCATCTGTCAGGTTTACTGAACTTTGATTTTGATGAGAAGGTAGATACCTCTGGGGGTGTGCTTTGGATCTGGCATAGAGAAGCATCTCCATCAAAAAAATCCTTTGAGGTTATCAAGGAAGCAACAGAAGATTTATCTCAAGTGCCTCCCGACTGGCAAGACTATTTGCAGGTCCAGCGAGCTAGACGTAGAGTACCCAAGCGTTTGACGGACAATGAAGCGTCTTTCAATGATCTACTCAGCAAAACAAGGAGAACGGACCTTGATACAGAGCATCAGCAGTTACTTGTCTGGTTTAGCAACAACGATCAAACGGCGTGGTGGGACTCAGAGAGGGGTATGTTGGTTTGTCATACCTCTACACTCGCAAAAATCCACGAGGAACTTTCACTTCGTGGTGTGTTCAAAACGGCGGCTACCGGAAGAGATGCACCATACGATCATAACTGCTTTTGCTTTCCAGTACGGGGAGGTGCTTGGACAGTGTACCGATATGGGCTTGGAGTCGAAGAGCACGAATATTGGTCAAAGGCTCCAACAGGTTGGACTTACTGCTCATTTAACAAACTGCCAAATCTTGCTTCCGCGTCCCGTATGGTGGGTGGAGTTAAAACAAAATCTGGTGAGTTCCGGTTTGAAACCGTTGCCCGAGCTAAAAAAGTCCTAGGGCTTCTAGGAGCTTATTTCACTTGCCCTGAGTCTTTTAACACCCGATCGTGTATCTTAGCTCCGGGCAAGGCTGAGTCAGAGATTGTTGTTACTGTCCCTTACCAAGAAGGGGATAAACCACTTACTGATTGGTACACTGAGGGCAAACAAAAGAACAACAAGAGGTGGGAGCGTATTGTTAACTCTGCAGTAGAAACAAAGATCATTGAAGCACCTGATGAGGTCGTACGTCATGTTAGTCAATCAGGAGGTAAACCCTCATGGTTTGTTCTTTCACGCGGACGCTGGGTTGAGAAAGGTAAAGATGACATTAAGTCAGCCTTAACTGCACTCGATTACAGTTCATCCGAGCGTGAAGGCATGTTAGGTATGGCCGTTCTTGAGGATTGGCAGGAGGTTGTTATTCCTTTTGCACCTGAGTACCCGGGGGATCGTAAATGGAATAGAGGTGCTCCTCAACTTGCTTACGAACCTCAACATGGCCCCCACCCCACCTGGGATCTCATCCTTGAGCATCTAGGAGATTCTCTCAATGTTGAAAATAGTGAGTGGTGTAGAGTACACCATATCGAATCTGGTTCGGACTACCTTAGATTATGGGTGGCTTCTCTCTTCCGACACCCCTTCGAGCCTTTGCCCTATCTATTCTTTTGGTCCGAAGAACAAAACACCGGTAAGAGCACGTTTCATGAAGCAATCCAACTTCTTCTCAAAGATGAAGTGGGTTACGCCAAAGCCGACCAAGCACTCACAAACACCAGCGGATTCAACGGTGAACTCTATGGCTCTGTTTTGGCTGTCATTGAGGAGGTCGATGTCTCGACGAAACTTGCTTATGATCGAGTCAAGGATTGGGTCACATCGCCGAGAATTTTTATACAGGCTAAACACAAAGACGGGTTTCTCACTCCGAACACCACCCATTGGGTTCAGTGCTCAAACGATAAAAATTATTGCCCGGTGTTCCCCGGAGACACTCGTATTACTGTCGGGTACGTGCCTGAGTTCAAAGGTGTGGAGATTCCTAAACCCGAACTTATGGGACGGCTTAAATCTGAGGCACCTTATTTCTTGTACACCCTCTTGCGATTGGACATACCGCCTAGCAACTCTCGGCTTCGTATTCCCGTGTTGGATTCAGATATCAAACAAGAGTTAGAAGATTTACACCGATCCTCAGTCAAGGAATTTATTGAGGATCATTGTAAATATACCCCCGGAACTGTAACACACTTTGACCTATTTGTGTCAAGGTTTATTCAGTCTCTTCCCCCAGACGAGCAACCACGTTGGACTCGCGATAAGATCATGAAAGACATGCCTATCGGAAAATATCCGAGAGGCACACACGCAGGAGAACTCCATGTCGGCAACCTCACCATTGAAGGATCAAACCCCAAGCAACTCAGGGTCGACACCGCAGTCCGCAAAGAGGGCCGTAAACTTATCTGAGGTTCGGGCCGGTTATTGGTACACGTTTGCACCTGAAGCCAATCGCAAAGGGGTCGCTTACGTTGATATGATTGAGCAAAATCTCTGTCGTATTAAATTGATTGATGACTCAACACATACTTGCCCTCCAGACGCCTTTGTTCACCCCCGAACCCCTACGAAAGGGTTTGATGTCACACCTAGCCTGAGTGTAGATGTCAACCCCGCAGATGTTACAGGGCAGAGAATCTTAGGCTCAATCTTCGACCCAGAAGATGTCCCACGCATCACAAACATGACCACAGAAGCTATTGAGAGAAGGTTTATTGCAGAGGCAGAAAACTTACCTCTCTGGCTTGTTCGAGACATCAGCACTTTGATCGAAAGGGTACAATCATGAGAGTCTAACGTTTCTTCGGGTTCTTTCGTCTGGACCGTCCGGTTCTCCAGTAGGGTCGGCGGTCTTTTTTATCTCCCTGAATCAACTTCTTGATTGTACTCTTTGTTATTCTCTTCTTCATTGGTTGCGAAGCCTTGACAATTCCCTTAGAATACGAGACTGCATTGAGTTCAACTGTTGGACCTCCAAGTTGGGGTTATTCTTATCTCGTTGACCAACGATCTCGATGGTCTTCGCATCACCCTGTCTGACAAGTTCTTTGAGTCTGTCCCTCACCGAATCAAGCTCGTTCATTTTCCGTTGAATGTTTTCATCAATCGGTCGACGAGCAACGCCAAACAAGGCTCGTCCCACTTCAGGACCGAGACTAAGGTTGGGGTCTGTGCCCTCTGCAGCCTTTGCTATCCGCTCAACCGTTCCAGTTGCTCGGGCGGTGGGTAAATTACCCGCCAGAACCTCTAACGCACCACCCTCACGTGGGCGTCCTGTGAAGAGATCCTTACCCGAAACAAACTGGAACGGTTCGCGGATAACAGGAACAAGGTTCGATATCATGATCTCGAAGACGCGTGAGAGGCCCTTGCCCTCGGGATCAAATCTCGCCATGTCCTCTGGTGGAAGCCCGAAGTTCAATCGGATAGTACGCCCCTGTTCGTCTTCTCCGAAGAAGAAACCATCGGGCATCCAATCAGGCTGCACAATATGAGGATTGTTTTGCCCCGTAGCTCTAGCATATAGAGACATAAATCGGGGGTTCTTGAATGTTTGCTCCAACATCAAAGGAAGATTCTTGCGGAAGAAGGTGTAAAACAACATTGTTCGCCGGGGAACTGCTCTCTCAAAGTCTGTCAGATCGTTATAATCAAACAGGTATTTGACTACAGAGTCTGCTGCTTCTGTGTCAGTGAGACCAGCGTCCCGCTTGGCAAGATAGTGGGCAAGTCGTCCGATATTTTCAACACCGTGACCTGTAGCTCTTGCACCTTCATTGATGGCACCGCCTGCTCGTTTGAGTGTATCCCCACCCGGGAGTTTACCCATCAGTTGGGACACCGAGCGACTCACACCGCCACGTGAGTTCTGCATGAACTCAAAGACTTCTCGTATTTTCCCCGAATCAACCACGTTAAGGCTTGCGAGGTATAAGGCCTCTTCTGCATCCATAGTCCTAAGTTGGTTCATAGCACGAACGTAATGCTTGAGACCAACACCACCAGCCATGGAGTTCATAAACACATTGGACAGGAAGTTTCGAGAGTGGAACGCGGGGAAGTATTGAGTGAACGCTGTTCGGAACATGCCATGAAGCTCGTCCATGACACGAATAGTCTTAGCCCACCACTTATCAGAGTCGAGATGATATCTGCTATGGGAGAGAAACTTTTCTGCGAAGTCCATAACTTCTGGCTCTAAGGCCGTGCGTTCAACACCTGCACTTAGCAAGGCTTCTCGAACTTCTTTCTCAGAAGCTCTAGGACTAAACTCAACATAGTCCATTCTAGTGTGAACAGGCTCTAGAAGATCTGCGAGAAAAGCTTTACGAGGTTGGTTGGGTAGGTTATTGAGAACCGTTGCATGGTCCTCTGTTGTACCAACGAACAGTGAAGTTAGATCATCTGCAACCGCTTGATTATCACCAAGATCCTCCAGAACTTCTTCTTGGTGGCGTCTAGGGAGATTGTCTATTTGGGCCCGAGCTTTTGATAGAGCTTCAGGGTTGTAGATAGTATCCCTCAGACGCTTAAATTCAGTGTGAGTCTTTTTGAAGATTTTTTCAAGGGTTGCACTGGTTGTTCTATGTCCGAGCACCCAAGCTGCATATGCATTAGCATACATCTCGGCTGCATTAAAGTTTCTACTGGCTGAGGCACCTGTCACAAATTTATCCCGTGTGACATCATCGAGATAATCAGTAAAAATATCATCCACTAAGTTAACATCGGCTGCATCCATGTAAGCGAGGTGGTGGGAATGCCCAAGCTCATGAAGGAAAGTGAATATCTTTCCGGGATCGCTAGAGGTGGGAACACCTCCAACAGTGCCCTTTCCGAGACCCGGTGGAATTACACCAATTGTAGGTTGTGCATCACCTAAGCCCGCACCTTGAACAAAGGGGCGTTCTCTTACATCTTGAGGTGTACTACCAAAGAGTCCTGCAGCAGAGGAAAATACATCGTCCTCATAAATTTGAGCCAAAGCTTCACGCTCTGAGTCAGTAAGCGTTGTTGTCTTGAGATTATCAAGATGCTCCGGCTTAACTTGAGCCATCCAAGTGCGGAGGAATCTGTGTTGCTCCGGGCGTAAAGTTCCCTCGTTCACGAGAATTTGAAGTTGATCGTCCACCGCCTCATGCTGTTTGCTGATGTTCCTGAAAGGTTTCCTTAGCCTGAAATTAACGGCTTGCTCAGCTACCTCTTCTGTTACATCATCAAACTCGTAACCCGCAACACGCACACCGGTCTTACCAAGTTTGTCAATAGGTAGACCCCTACGTACAAAGTGATCAGCCATTTGTTTGGCTGACTGCTGCACGTTCAACCGCATAGAGGTGACAAAAGGTCCTCGAGGACTAATCAATTTCTCTACACCAATTTGGGCACCAACTTTAATAAGCTTATTTGCACGTTCTACACCAAACAAATCTACCACAGCTCGACTAAACCTAGCTCGACCAACTTGACGGGCAGAATCAATCATTCGATTGACTTGAACTGAGACTACATCAGTATCAAAAAACTTGAAACTGTTGGGATCCTTGCCATAGATGGTGGCTAATTGTTTGTTTAAGTCATCAACTCCAAGTGATTTAAACTTACGAGCATGTTGAAAAGTTCCCGGTGTACCAGCGTCGAGTTTGTTGAAGTGTCGGACGATTGTATCTCGACCCTTCTTCGATGTTCTAAGAAGCTGTGAACCCTCGGATGTTAGAATACGTGCAAAGTATCCCATATCTGAAAATTCAGATACAGGCACACCAGCCGCTTGCTCAAGGGCCAAAGTCTCTTTATTGAGCCTGCGAACTTGTTGTGCAAAGGCCCACGTATCTTCAAAGTTATCAATCTCACCATAGAGTTCTTCAACCCTAAGGCGTGTATTTAAGAGTTTACCCATGTACGCAGAACTTGCCGGTGTTGGGGTATCTGTGGGGATGTCCAACAGGTCAGCATTTTCTTCGATAATACGAGCAATCTTGAGATCCACGTCAGGATCTTTGGCGAGCAACAACATACGTTGTCTTGTGAGATCTTTACCAGTCACACGAGCTTTTTGAGTTAGGTGGCTGACTTCTCGATTGATCTCTTTACGGAGTTCCTCCTCAATAGGGTTCTTTCGAGTCGTAACAAACTTGTCTCGAATTTCCCTAGAAATCGGGTTACCTGTGATAGTAGCTGCCGCAGTATCAGCAAAGGACCCGACAACCTTACCAACAGTGCTATTGTTGAACAGGGTATCTCGGATATTTGTGAAAGGTATATCAAGCTGAACTAAAGCTCGCTGACCGCTGGCAAACTGTTCTCTGATAGATTTCTCTAAAAGTTCACCAGCATCCCTACCCCGAGAAAGAAGCTCCGCTTGGGTGCCAGCAAGCTTACTCTTTGTCTGAAGTAGACGCTCACCAACATCGGCCCCCTGTCGCACAAGGGATGACTGTACCGTCTCCTGAGCCGATAACTTTCCGGCTCTTTTCGCAAGCTCACCAACTGCAGTCTTAGCCCCAAAAGTAGCAAATGTAAGAGGGTCCGTAAGAATCTCTGCAGCTAAACCAGCAAGTGTAAACTTATCATTAGGACCCCCGAGAAGTTCTGTTCCTGTCACACGCTGGGAGGGATCAAAGACCCCTGTAAAAATACGCTCCCACTCATCACCACCCTCATTAAGGGTATTGATAATACCCCGAACAATTGAGCCCGGTGTGTCAAGAACATTTGCGAGTGTTCCAAGACCGCCAAAGAGTGTGTTCACCCCTCGGGTGACAAGACCGGGGCGGGCTGCCACTTCTTGACCAATTCCGGCTAGGGGGCTAAAAGTGCTCATTGAAGAACTCGCTGACGGGTATTGCTAAGGAATGTCTTGAGCTCCTTCTCGTTAAGGAGAATTCTGTCCCGCTCCAGACCAAATGGAATTTCACCTCCCGAGGGAATCGCAAGAATATTGGAAACAAGGGTGCGACCAAGATTCACTGGATTCTCAGAAGACAGGGAAAGGTTCTCAAATTCCTGAGCAATTTCAGGGCTGACGACCAACAGCCAATCAGAAAGCTCTTCACTTTCATCCGCAGAGATGCGACCACCTTGACGCTCCAATTGATGAATGAATGCAAGGTCCGCAAGTCTCTGCATCTTCTGACGACCCTCCGGGGTTAGAGTGTCACCAGTAGTGATGAAAGTCTCCGCAGTCATTTTGTCTAGATTTTGCGTAATATTGCCTAATACTGCGACATCTTGCTCAGCGAGCGGTTCGGTCTCACGAAGAGTGTTTAGTCGTTCCAACTCAAGCTCGTGCTGCAACTCGATAAGGTTCTTATTGGCAAAGAATCCAAAGAGATCCGCATCTTTTCTGGATTCAATTTCGAGAAGAACGCTATCCCTTGCTGCCTCATGACCTTGACGTGCAAGAGAAGCTCTTGCAACAAGCTCCTTATCCTGCCTCTCTGAAGCGGCACTGAGTTCAAGCTGTTGACGATCGAGTTGTCCGTCTTGAGAACGGTCCACGACGTCAAGCTGGTTAGCTCTTGTAAGATCACCCTCGCGTGCACGAGAAGCAATATCTGCCTCTGCAAGATCGGCTCGTGCAGCCCTGTCAAGAGCCGACTGTTCATTGCCTGAGGTAAGTGCTTCACGCCTAAAGCCAAGCTCATCAGAGGCAATAGTTTTATTGATATCCTGACCACGCCGAGCAGTATCATCAGATCGACGTGCAGTTAACATGCTGGCACGGGTGCCTTGCATACGCTCTGCAAGGGCTCTCAAAGCTTGTTCGTTTTGCAACTCAAGAGCAATAAGCTCAATGTCTTGCTGGTTTGAAGCAAGTCTCTGATCATTAGTTCGGGATACAATTTCAGATCTGAGGCGTTCAGACTCTAGCTGACGATCGGCTGTAGCATTTCTACCCTCTTGCTGCAATGCCGCAACATTGATAAAACTGCTCGTATCATTTGCCCCAATGACGGGGCGGAAGTTTGCCCGGCTCATGAGTTGTCTCCCAGCTGGCGTTCAAAGTCTGCAATTTGTGACTCAAGATCCCCTAAGGTGCGGTTGAAGTCAAGCTGAGCTTGAGCTAGCTGCGTACGAGCACCAGCATCAGCGAGACCCAACGACTCTTGAACACGAATTTGTTCCCTAAGCAGAGCAAGATTTTCACGCTGGATGAGCATGTCATTTGCCTGCCTGTCTACATCAGACAAGATAGCAGCATAACCAGAATAATCAGGATTCTCACGCACAGTGTTAGCGAGAATTTCAGCCATACCTGTAACAAGCTCCAAGTCGCGTGACTCAGCCTCGCTAACAAATTGGGACAGAGCTTGGAGTCGTTGGTTTCGTGCCTGTTGAGTGGCTGTTTCAAAATTAACCCCCAGCTGCTGGGCGAATGCGAGATTGCTTGCACGGGCTTCTTCAGCAGCAAAACGAATCTCTCCCTCTGCTGCAATAGCGTCAGCCGATCCTTGTAACCTCAGCTGCTGCTCCAAACCTTGAGGGATTCCACCTTGAACCCCACGTTGAGCAGTGTCAATGCGTGTTCCTAAAAGAGAATCTTCCACAGCACGAGCGGCTGCTTCGTTAGATCGAGAAACAAATTGATCAATACTCGTTTGACTGAACACATCGGGGTTGGCTAGAGTGTCTGAAATGCTGCTTCGAAGCATTTGAGCGAAGGGCGTGTCCCCGGGGTCAGCACTGAGTGATTCAAAAACAGAATCAAACTCAGGCGACCGTTCACCTAATTGACCTCCAAGCAAACCCAAAGCAGCGTCTCTGTCTTGCAAGGTTGCTTGCTCGTTAGCGTCAGCCTCAGATTGCTGACGATCCAGCAAACTCAAAATGTTTGCGTTTGCTGGCGAAGAAAAGTCTCTACTGCTGGCCCTTTGGGTTCCAGTTGTTGAGGGACCATTACCGCTGTTTCTTGCCAAATAGTCCCTGTACCGAGAAGCTCCAGAGAGGCCCGGGTTTAGTCCGTTGAATGATGACATTACTCAGCCCTTATGATGAAGGTGAATGATCCGTTAGTGAGGCTTGGAACAGCAAAGCTATCCTCGTTGTTGGGTGTAGGTGTACCACCCCTACGCTCCAAAATTTGGTATAGCTTGGGGTATGTGAGGACGCTGTAAGATTGCCCATCACACCAGAGATAGCCCGCAGGTGGAGATATCCCTGTCCAAATAATACACCCTCCGATGGGTATATTATCCGAGCTTTCAAGGTTTGTGAGACGCCTATCAACATCGCTGAATTCACGATCAATCTGCTGATCTCTTTGAGTGAATAGGCGTGCCATTATCTTTTCCCTATGGGGTTGCCGTCGAATCTGAAACCATACATTCGCATTCTCTCGCGAATGTCTGTACCTTTAAGAACGACTGAGATGTAATCAGATCTCCCAGCCACTCTAATTTTCATGTTATTTACTGTTGGATTGTCAAACAGAGATAGCTGCTCACCTTGCTCATCCAACTCATATCCGACATGAATACGACGATCCCCCACAGTTACAAGATCTGACATAACTGTGAGGTAATGAATGTTCATGGGTGAACCGGGGTTCCACGGGTTAAAGCGACCACTCTTCCACACAAAATCAATTCCTGCATTTAGATCTAGACCTCGCTCAAAGAGCCCCACCTTACCACTTTTATCAGCAAAGAAAGCTCGAGCATCCCGACCCAACCCAACGAATCCATCGCCTAGCGATGATAGGGGGAGTGGCCATCTCGACCACCTATGCACAAGATCCCTGAAAGAATCTCGATAATTATAGCACAGAACAAAATCATTTTCATCTGTTTGCTCCAAGGAGAGGCTGATCAAATATAAACCGAGCTCTGCATCTACCGCTGCAGATGCATAAGGTTTACGAGCATCAGGCATGTTTTCAATGTAGGGCTCGACAAATTCTGAAACCAGAATAGGGTCTGTGTCGCCCGCCCAAGCATAAACACCTTCATCATCCAACCACATAAGACGGTTACCCGCCTCCTTGATTGTTTGATGGGCTACACACCCAATGGAGCGAGAAATGTCTATGACTTGGAAGCCCGAGTCTTGGGGATCCCCTACAGCAACATACACTGAGCGTTCTTTGAAGATGACTAGATTGCCTCTAAATTTCACCAGACCTGTGATAACTTCAGAGTCATCATCACCAACATAGAACCAACTGTTGGCACCAACCTGCTCGAGTTCATTCAAAGCACTGTAATACACCCTTGTGGAGTATCTATCAGTGCCCACCCGGACGTTGCCATAATACATACGACCGAGGTTATATGCAATATGGTTGCTGATTGGAGGAAGATCGACATCCTGTGTGGGTGCAATAAACGTCAAACTCTCAACAACACCAGACTCAGCCCAAGTGGATGTACCTACAGCAATCTCAGGGCTTACACGATAATGCAAAGCTTGACCAGCACTTGCATGACGCCTATAGACTCGCCAATGGGTTGCTTGTGTAGGTGGACTAGCGGGTCTATCTATAGTGTTAGAGGTTGTTGATCTTTGGGAGGACACAGGTGAGGGCCCCGACTCATTGCCTCGAGCATCAATCCATGTGACAACATAATCGTAGTTCGAGCCTGAAGAACCCCCAGAGAAACTCACTGTCCCCGGTTTAGCCATGCCAATATCGAGAACGGAAGTACCATCAACCTTCCGCATACGATACTCCCCTCCACCAATATCTACCTCCAACCCTGCAATAAAGCATTGGTTGGAGGCTAACTCAAAATCTGGTATATTGTTAGGGAATGCAGTTTGATCCAAGATATTGGGTTGGGGTTCTTTTACCGGCGAGAAAACCTCAAGCAGTTCGGTGTTGCCTGTCCACGTCCTTACGGAGTGGTCTGTGTTAGAAGTGTATCCAGCCGGGAGTGTTGTGTCAAAAACAATGCTGTCTATGTATCTGTCGAAGGTAACAAAATCGGCTGTACCTGTTGCAGATTGATTAACACGCCCTACCTCCACAGTTGAATTACTTGCATCAATAGTAAGACCTCCACCATCAGTACTGAGAGTGATGAACTTACCATCAATCCAAAATCGAACATTGGCACTGTCACAAGCCATCTCAAGAGTATGCCAACGCCCAAGGGTCAACTGTGAAATCACACCGCTAAAGTCGAAATCGACGTTATGGGCCCCTGTCGATGCATCATTAGCAAAGAATACGAGCTTGGGAGTTGTAGAGTCTGTTGTGTCAATTATGATATGCCAACGGTTGTTTTGATCTCCTCTACGCCCAACGAGACCAAATCTACCGTCTGACAACAGGAAAAATTTCAACTTCATGTAGAGGGTGAGACTCCCCCCAAAATTGAAATCTGTGTCCGACGCGAGTTGAATAAAGGTACTAGCCAGATTATTCCACCGACCAGAACCATCACCGTCAAACATCTCGGAGGCATCAATAACAACACCATCGAGATTATTTGTGGCTGCTGGTCCAGAGCTTACAGTGTTGTTAAACCGTTCGTCAACATCTTGGTTGAATGTAATGTTTACAAACTCAGCCATTAGCCCACCCTCATAAAAATACCATCAGGTCGTACAATAATCAGGGATCTCAAGGAACCCGTTGGTGGCGTGTAGTTGAACAAGCCTGAGCTAGCTTTGCCAGCTAACTGATCCTCAGAAAGCTCCAACCTTCCGGGGCGGGGTTCAACGCGACCTGCCTCAATAATCACATTATCGGCCTGAATAGCCTGATTTGGAAGAACACTGTACTCACTGTCGTTGACATTGAGCCCGATGAAATCACCAATGAAGGCGGGTTGTCTGCGAAGAGGCATGATTACTCCGGGATGTAGTTCACACTACTTTGACCTGTGTTAACTCTACCATCAAGGTTTTGGATCACCCTGAGACGCATACGTTCAAGCAACCCCATCATTTGGCGACCGTCGCTATCTTCAGACACCAGACCAATGTAGGCCGCTTCATACACAACAAGACGACGAGCTTGTGGGGGAATCTCAGACCAGCTAGAGTCATCGTCCTCCAAGTTTTGAACATGTTGTGTAGTTGTGAGTTCCACCGTGTGATTCACACCAACAGGAGACGGGTAAACAATCTCCATATTACGCACAGCGTAGGAGGGATTGTTGCTGTTGTCTTCACCATAATCCCTCTCATGGGTTGACAGCTGACGAAGATCGAGAGTTTTAAAAACAACAGAGGGCTCGGAGTCTGTTCTCCTCAATTCAATAACTTGTCTCGTATTTTCAGGTAATGCAATAATCACTTGATCAGCCGGAATGCTGATAACATCCACTTGAAGAAAAAGTTTTTCATCAAGGGATTCCAACAAATCTTGAACCTCTTGAGCTCCTTCATAGAGAAATTCATTAATACGGCTGTCTGTAAAGATGTTGTTAGATCCGTTGTCATCAATCAACGACCTGAACAAGCTTCTCATTTCAGTTCTGTTCATGAGACACCATCCGGCACAAGGCCCGTAGAGTTGCTTGGAAGATCCGGAGCCGCACTTGTACGACTTGAAACATCAACTTCAAAGTTAGAAAGTTGAACGTTAGGGGTAAACTCATGCTGGCCCTCTTTGACAAAGTCCTTGGCAAAGAATAGCTCTAACGTTTCACCCTCAAAAACAACACCTGCCACTTGGATATTCACCACGTTAGCACTAATAGAGGCGATCGTTAAATCATGCCTTCCCGTCTTAGAGGCTATGCAGTACCCTGTTCCCAAACCAGCAACAACAGGTACATTAAATGTAGCTGTGATAATTGTGCCGGGGTCGTTGAGGGTCGCTGTGTCTAAAATGGGTGCTAAAGGTACGGGCAGCAAACTGTTGTTGTCGGCCAAGAAACCTGTGACACTCAAGGATTCTTGACCGTTTGAAGCATTGCTTACGAGACTTTCTGGGAGGTCAACAAATACAGTTTCTCCTCTGAAAATAGGAAGACTTCCATTTAGCTCAAAAGTAGCTAGTGTGAGTTGAGCAGGGGGTGGACTTACATCAAAGTCGCCAGTGCGACTTCCTGTGAGTGTGCCATCAGCAGTCACTTGCCCAGAAAGGGCGTTTATGTTGACATCATAATAGACACCAACCAGTAAACCATCTGCCCCAATGAAAATTTGTTGTATAACTGGAGGTGTGTCTGCTGCTTGAGGTTGGGGTACTGTTGAACTGTTGGTGAAAGAGGCTGCAACATTGTCTACATAAGGTCCAGAAGCTGCGTTTACTGTAGCAGTATCCACAGAAATAACAAGACCTTCAAGTACAGTGAGGGTAACAACTTCACCATCTACTGAACGTTTGAGTTTTTCACCCGTGACTTTGTAAACAATCTCATCGTTGTCCCCTGCTCCCGTTTGAAGTTGCTCAAATTGGAGTGTAGTGGTACCTGTTAAAGATCCACTAAGTGTGGGCAAGATGCTGTTGTTTTGGAGCTCGATGGGTGTTGCAGAACCATCATCAAAACGAATACGGAGGAATTGTTCGAGTGGGTTGTCACCCTGATCAAACACCTCAGCCTCAACATAAGTCGGTGTAATTGGAGAGGCTGGTTCAGCTTGGGTAGATAAGTTATCCACCCCAAAAGAGTTAGCAAAATCTGTTTCTGAAACCGGAGTTCCTATAGGGTCAACTAAAGCAGGTTGCCCAGCTGTTTCAGACAAAGTGCTGGAGACAATACCCGCAAAACCATTTGTGTGTATGGCAACATCATCACCGTCATTAGGGTCTCCAGCACCCCCGACACCGTTGCCAAACACGGTGCCCCCACCTGTGATCTCGAACTGAACACTATCGTCCGTTTCAGTGGTAGTTATTACTGTGCCAGTCCCTGCGAGAACCGTGAAGCTTCGCAGAGCGGAGTCTGACACATCTTGGGCTAGAACGCGTACAGAGGATTCTAGTGTGGCTGTTCTAATAGTAACAGCTCTATCAAAAACCAGTTTAACAGTAGCCCCATCAGCAAGAATATCTACATCAAGCAGAGCGGGCTTAGTGTAAAGAATGGTAGAGTTATTGACGATAGGGTCAATACTGATGGCTGCAGTAGGTTCATTAGTCTGGAAATCGAGAGCGTATCCTGCAGAGAATGTGAGAGCTACACTATCACCAATCCTAATAGGATCTGTGTCGAGGTTGAATGTCCAAGTATCTGTGCTATTACCAGCAGTGGGACTCTTGAGGGTTTGTGGTCCAACCGGAGAATTTTCAGGAGTTAGTGTACCGCTACCACCCTCAAAAGTTGCCGCTCTATCCCAAACAACTACAAGCTGGGTGCCTGAGGTTGATATTGTAGCACTGGTGACCGTGGGTGCTGGAGGATCTGTACCGTTTGAACCCACGTTGAACGAAGGTGGGTTGAACGACGCGTTTTCTCCTTGTCCACTAGGGGCACCCAAAGATCGCACAACACCCGCTTGAACAGAGGACGCATTGACAACCTCATTATTATAGAGAGGGGTTCCCTGCACAGTGTAATCAATGTAGTTTGATCCTACTGAGTTGGGTACGCATTGACGACTGGCTATAATAGAGCCTGTAACGAAAATTGGGTTGGATCCCAGAAATCCAGCATCCTCAACATTAGCATCAAAACTGAACCTGAGTGTTGATCCAGAGTCTCGAGCAGTTTGACTGGAAAATGCTGGTTGAGGCCACGGCCGATTGTTAATAACAGGTATGTCTGTGGACTCAACATTCGAGTCGTGGCTGAATGGATCTGAATAGTTCGGGAGACCAGCTCTTTCACCAGTTCGGTTAGATATCTCAAAAGTGTCATCTGGGATTGTGATAGTAACAACATCTGTAGGGGCGACATTGTACGCTATCGTTACAGCAACCTCAGAACCACTCGCAAGAAGTTGCCCGCCATTCACTGTAACAGGGTTGCCATTCACCTTCACAACAATATCTGTGAAGTTTCTACCCGCCCTAACCCTTGAGTATCGTAGACCAGACCAACTCCACTTAATTGTGGTAACTGAAAACAGGTTGGAGTCTGTACTGATGGCAGGTACAGTAGTCTCACTGAGACTATCTGTGTCTGTGAGTCTAATGTCGGTAGTAGGCCCTGTATATTGGTTTGTGCCTGTTACAGCAACGCTACTAAGACTCTCACCGTTAAAGTCACCCCCTTGAAACTGTACAAAGGGAGCCGTAGCCGTTCCCGGGGATCCAGAAGACCGGGGAGGTGTGACCCAAGACCAATTGAAACCTGACTCTCCTGTAAGTGCATTGTTGACAGCCACAGCAAATTCATGGAGCGAAGTAGACGCTCCTGAAATTTGAGTAGTGTGTCTGTCGGCCCCTACAAATTTACCCCTGTTGTGAAAAGAAGACTGAGGGATAAATGTTGCAGAGGCACCGGGACCACCCATCTGAAAGTTGAGTAAGTCATTAAACAGCGAGTTAGGAACTCCTGTGACTGTACCCGACCCCCACACAATCAAGCACTTGCCTGAGGGCAACATGGAGATCGAAGATGGGTTGATAAAAGCCATTAGGTGTAAGCTTGTGGTTGAGGGTTACGGTCAAAAGCGTACTGAATAGCCACATCCCCCGTATCTGAGACACCTGACCCAAAAGCGGTCAAATCCTCACCAAAGCGAGTAGCTAATTGCAACCCGGGGATATCTACATTACCTGCAGATAGAGACTGAATAACCGTTGTGCTACTTCTGAGAGAAAAAGCATTGGAGACAGTCCCACGAATTCTTCGAACGATGATGCGTGTGTTCAGATCAGGAGCAGCTACAAGAGTAACTGCAGGATCTACATCTGCTGGAACATTTACCTCTGTCCAGCCTTGTCGCATAGCTAGCATAAATCACCTCCTGCGAGTTTGTGTTTCATGTATGAACCAAGACCTGTGTGCCCTCCCTGTGCAACCTGAGAGTTGTTTACCACTGAGAGTCCTTCAAAAGATGAAGCATCGTCTCCAACGACATCATCCTCAACACCGTCCCCCGGTTGGGTGTAATCTAAAGAAATTATCTCACCACCTTCAATAAGATCAACAAGTCTCAAACGAAGCTCCGGTTCGAGAATTACAATGAGAACATCTTTAATTATAACATTACCTCTAATACTCATATGCACAGAAAAATCGTCGTGGCTGTGATTTCCGCCCAAGGTAACGGCTCTATCATAGGTAAGTGTGATGTACTCCCCAGAGGCAGCAACAACAGCAGATTGGATATTAGGCGTGGCCAAAATCACCCTCCGCTAAAAAATACTTAGAACCCTCTGAGAGACCACCACCCATACCCACCTGTTTAACATTGTACAGGCTAAAGGTTTCTTCCTCAATGACATAATTTTCAAAATTAGCTGCGGTGTAAGGTCCGGTGTTTTGATCTGCTCTACCCAATTTGTAGACCATACCACCGCTAGGGGTGAAGGTTATTACAGAGACGGCTCTAACTTGCGAACCATCTCCAACCTCTTGACTTCCACCGTCTGCAGGATACACCCAACCACCAACACCCAAGCGAGATTCAATCTTAGCTAAGGTGTTCCAATCTGTATCAAGCCCGCCAGCAGCCACCATAGTACTCGAGCCTACACCAATCACAAACTCACCAATGGACTTAGAGTGATCTGGGTGTGCATCAGGATCATAACCACAGAGATGCATGTCCCCACACCAAGTTTGAAAGCTCTCAACGGTACTGTTGTTTTGCAGTTCATCGAGAATTTCCGTGAGCTCACCACGCCAATCCGAGTCCCCCTGCCAATCTTGACCCGCCTTATAAAATGCACTACCTGTCGGGTATGTGGGAGCCCAAATTACATGCTGTGCATCAGTGCTCGAAAAAACATTTTTGATCCATGCAAGTTGAGTTGGGCCTAAAAATTGGGAGCTAGACTGATACCTGATAGGATCGGTGATAACAAACAGAATAGGCCCAAATCTCACAGCCCTATACACCGGTGGCATAAGGTTGCCACCCTCGTCATTATCTCCTATAAGAGGTGCATTGGGCATAGATTCTCTGAAAAGACTAGAAAGTGCCACCCCTCTTTGGTGCAACTCTAGTCGACTCACAGCACTATACAGGTTAGACTGTGAGATTAAAGGACCCGTATTCGTAGCCCAACTCGCATCATAATTGTTATCTCCAGCCAGATGGTCATAAGCTATAGATAAAATACTCGGCACCCTTTGCATAAGCTTGTCTAAAGCTACATCCTCAAGTTGAGAATAGCAAATCATACCGTGCCAACGAGCATCCGTGGTATTATCACCAACAGCCTCGGTCCATTCGGGAGGGAGATACTCTTGCTTGTTTTCCACAGCAGAGTTAGTACCCCCACCATCAATGTCTGCACTACCATCTTGCTCAAGATCATCAACATAAACAAAATCGTCGAGGTTGAGGTGTACAAAATCAGCCCCACCCTCGGCAGAGAGTCCCTCAAACCAATCGGTCCAACCACCTTGAGCCCGTCCAAAGGGTTTAGTGCATTGAGTGGCAAGCATTGTAAGGTTTCGGGGGAGTATATCTTGGTTGATATACTGAGGTATAGCAACCTCATATTCAGCAGACTCCCACTCGCTCGTAGGCGACTCCGGATCGTCTTGAATTTTTACTTTACACTTGACCGTATCTCCCGCAGCAACCGTTAAAAAGAAAGCAGCCATGTAAGCTCTTTCTTTAGTTAACTCGATGAATGCAGTTTCTGCAACACCTGTGACATTGTCTACCGGAAAATCTTGATTGATGACCGATCTGATTTGAGCGTATACGGAGCTCATACCCGTGCGTTGGGGGAGATCCCTTACTCTAATGGCTTGAGAAGCAACGGTGGAGAGATCAAACAGTTCGCCAAGGTTGAACAAGCCCGCGGGTTTGTTATCATCCTCAGTAAAAGTTATAGATCCTGTGTAATAGCCCTCAAGTTGATGGGAGAGTACATCAAAATCCATTGTGTAACTCCCCATACCGTTGTCGATTACACGAGGGCGTAACAGAAGGGTGTAAAATGTTTGTGCTGAAATATCACCAACATCCACGGACCCCGCAACCTCAACACCATCAACCTTTACAGATAATTTATCCCCGGCTGTAGCTCCAGTAGTATTCCAGACCACTTCAAGGGTGTGCAATCCTCCGTCCTCAAGGTCCACACCAGAAACTACAAGGTTCGTGTTTCCCTGAAAACCTCCAGAGTTACGATAGTTGAGTTCAAGTGTCGTATCCCCACCAGAAACACCCGCCAGCCTAAGATCCAATTTGGTTTGAGCACTGTCATCTTGCACAAGAAAGAACTGTATATGATCTCCGTTAGATCCTCCAGTGGTTCCTGTGCCAGCATCAGAAATTTTAAACCTGAGTTTCCAGCGACCCTTTGTGTGAGCCTTAACACCACTTGTCAAGTTGCTCTTCACATCCCCGTGCCTTAAATTGATGTAGCGGTAAGCAACACCGCTCGCATCATTGACAGCACAGGGAGAGGGAATCTCGCATCGCATCATCTTACGACCAGATCCTGCATCTACAAGAGCCGGAAGCAGCCCTCCCCCGGTGTTATATACGTCGGGATAGTACCGAAAAAGATCCCTATGAAACGCAACTTCACCTCGAAGGGGTGCTGACATTATCTGTCCTCCGGCTCTACATAGACCTCACCAAGGTCGCTGTAGATATCTTCTTCAGCAACAACAGGACTTACGCCATCATCGAGTCCATGCATATCAAGCGAAACAAACCCTTGAGCAATAGCCTCTTCCTGAAGACGAAGAATCTCTGCTGGTGATCCCGTGTAGAACCATACAAAAGAGTCATATTCTCCACTATTAGCACAGTAAACGACAAAGGGAGCTTCTGCATCAGCAGTAGCAACTTCGCCTCTAATGATCCAATCATGGTCATCATCTGTGTCAACAATAGAACTGACATTGTACTCAGTACCCTCAAGATCAGACAAGACGCCACTTAAGGTGCGAGATTCTACAACAACCGAGATTTCCACCACGTTGACTAACTCTCGACGAATTCCACCTACAGCCTCTGACTCATATGTGCCAGAGGATTGCAAGATAACAGCCAACGCGTTACCTATAGCAGTTAGGTGGTCAAGGCGTCCCAAGATGTACAACCCTCCTGCCACGAACAATCCTTGAGATTAGTTCGGGAGCCAAGGACTCAGTAATTTCCGAAACCCTAAGACGTGTATTTCTTTCGTGAACCTCCCCGGCGTCTTCGCAACTCTCGAGCAACCCTTTAGCGGCCTTTCTAGGGTCGCCATACTTTTTCCAAGCATCACACTCTTGTAAACACTCAATTAACCACTCGCCCGGCGGGTACTTGAGTACAAATTGATGCGTGAGAAAATCGCCACTTGGAGTTACGCCATATGACTTAACCCGATAGGCATGAACTCTATGGTCCCCGAGATGATGTAACTCAAAACAGGAATCCATAGAGTTCAGCCTATGGGCAAGATTCTTACTAATGGAAGCCCTGCCTGAAAAAGCAATACCTCCATGGGGCATTTGCCCCCGATGAATACGTGTCGAAGCTCTGATTACAGGGGACATCAGGTTACCTCAATTCGTATCCTTGGGGTTGTTCTCAACCAACTCGTATTCCAGATAAATATCAACTTCACCGTCCGCACCTGACTGAGCAGGTTTGCGGCAAGCAAAAGAAGCATTTGCCGGAATCTGAGAGAAGTCAACATCTGCAAGGGTTTGACGCAACACAGTTTCTGCAGCTGTGGTGGTACCCCCTGTAATGCTTGAAAACGTTTTGAGTGCCGTGAAAGAGCCCCCAATGACTTTGTAACCAAACTCAACACCAATCGCGGCCACAAGGGTTTCTGTGACAGCAACAATGAGTGCCGTGGGATTCACCTGAGAGTGATCAAAAGTTACGTTTTGCTGAAGTCCCGGAAAAATCTCCGTGTCGTTGATGGGAGTTGCACTACCATCATAGCTGATCTTATCAACCCAAACACGTCGTTTAACTCCGGGAGTGCAATGTCCTGATTTGACAGACATGGTTACTCCTTAGATGACGGTGTCAACGTTGGCGATCTTTACATGATCCTTGGCGTCATTGATAGCGAGTTCACAGTACTTAAACAGGGTTGCCTCGTAAGCATCCTTACCCTGAACACGACTAAGCACCGAGCCATCTTTGTCCATCCAGTCCCAATCGGCCATGTGGAGGAACTTAATGCGATCCTCAGCAAGACCCCAGATGGTGTTGAACTGGCAATCTCGATCCTTGACAACAGGAACTTCATCGTACTCAAGAGCACGGAAGCCGCCATCAAGCTTGTTGAATCGTGAACCTTCAGTGGGGTACCGACGATCAGACAGAAGACTGTTGCCGTAGGTGTTGAAGGTTCGGTGATCTGTGATAAAGATGGAGAGATCCCCATCACCTTCGACCTCAGACAAATCAATCGCATCTTGGAAAAGGGTGTCCGAGAATGCAGCGTTGCCTTGGTCGATGATGTTCGACTGCCAGAACTCAAAACCAGCCGACCCTCGATCGAGGTTGCCTACGTAACGGCGTTCGGAAGCTGCCCCTGAAAGGATGTTCTGGGGGTTTCCATCGCTGATAATGTCCACAAGACCAAAGATCTCGTTACCGTAGCTCTTTTCGCGTGTAGCGAGGTCGGCTGCAGCAACGGCGGTGGACGCGTTGAGGGCACCATCAAAGGTGACACGGGCGTAGTTGGGTCGACTCGAGAGACGGGTTACCGATGAAACCGTGCGGATGGTACCACCGTTTTTGATGGCCCCTGAGGTGCCGGGAGAGTAGAAGGCAATCCTCATGTTCTTACGGATGAACTGTCGGGTGGAAAGCACAACCTGTGAAGTGCTGAGAGTGACACCATCCTCGTCGGTACCCCCCGGTCCAGTAATGACCAAGCCAAGCTCGCCACTCTTTGGACCAAAGAGCTGTCGGTTGATGTCCCTACTAGCATCCCTAACAAGGCCGTCAATCTCAGACTCCACAAGGCGAGCAAAGGCACCCTCGTTGTTTCGGGCAGCAGCAACAGCCGGCCCTGAGAACTGAATAGCCCCGTACAGATGAGTCATCTTGTAAGTTGCATCTTCGTACTCTTGCTTACCAGCCTGAGGCAGGTCTGATGCAGTTGTGTTATCTGCTTCAGGACGAGCACCCAGACCTTCGTTGCGTCCCGTGTGAAGGGGAAACAGTGCTCGACGACCTTCAGTGAACTCAGCCGTGGCTTCAATGCGGTGAAGGAGAAGCGTTTTGCTGTTAAGCATCTCCACAATAGGGCCTCGATAGTCATCCTTGAGGATGCTATTGATGGTCGAAATATCTTGTCCAGTAAACGAAGACATTTTTTCTCCTTAAGCGAAACTTGTTCCGGGTTCGCTTTTGTTTTTCTTGAGTCTCTCGATCAGGTTCTTACGAATGGTGCCGTTCTTGAAATCTTTTGCGGTGTACTGCTTGTCTTCTCCTTCGATAGGGGCCCCCTCGCCAGAGCCTTTCACACCACGAGTGGCCTCGCGGTCTTGCTTTTTGCTTTTAGCGTACTCAGTTTGAGCACTCGATCGACCACCAGACAAGAGCTTCATAACCCCTTCAACATGCTTTTTAAGGGGTACTGAGGGTTTTTCGGCTACCTCGCGAAGAACGCTCTTTAAGGCGAAATCGTACAACTCCTGATTGTCCGCGAGCAATTCTTGGGCACCCAACAAACCCCCGATTTGCTCAGAGATCTGAACCTTTCGGGCTTCAAGTTGACGCCTCTGCTCTTTGTTTGCCTCCCTTTTCTCAAACTCGTCAAAACGCTTCATCACATCAGCGGCTGTCACCTCCTTGACATCACCTTCTGTGGTGGGGGCCGTCTCAGTTTTCTTATCCTGAGGCTCTGCCATGTCTTGATACATCTTGGCAAGACCTGTACCAGCCAACTGAGCAAACTCATCATCAGAGAAGACAAACATCTTGCCGTCAGGTCCAACAAGACGATGGGTTCGTTCAGGCTCTTCAGGGGACTCCTCTTTAGGAGCCTTCCCCTCTGGAGGATCTACAACAGCAGACCCACCTTCATTGGAGGGATCTCCCTCTTCAGGCTGGTTGAATCGAGCATCCATGGGAAGACCAGCCAAGCGACGAAAACGTGCAGGGGACATTCTCATCGCTTAGCCCTTCTTCTTTCCAGCAAAGGTTTTCTTGCCTTCACTCATACCCTTGAGGGTGCCCTTGTTACCTCCGATGGTGTCACCCTGCGTCTTCACGGAAGCTGCAGAGTGCTGGGGGGTTGTTCCTGAAAGATGTCGACCAAAACCGTCTTTGCCCTTAGCCATTTATTGGCCCTCCTTGTGGTTGTGGTGTGGGGACTTGTGCCCCGCTCACCGGTTGAATTTGTTTTGTTTTTGCTGCGGGTGGGGAGCCTCCCCCGGGACCTGCAAGCATGTTAGATGCCTCACCTTGGGCTGCAGATGCTGCCTGACCCATACCCTCGTTCACCATAGCAGCCATTGTGGCCTTTCTCACCAAGATTTGAGGCTTAACAGCAGCGTAGGCAATCCACTCTTCATGTTGCTTGGCATGAAGCTGCAGAGCTTGCTTAGCTTGAGGGGGTAGAATGTCGTAGCGGGCAGAGTTTCTGAAGTCATTGAGTACCTCTAAGTGAACTGCATGATCATGCCACTCTTCAGCCCGAACACCTTCCCCTTGAAGAATTCTTTCAATCTCTTGTAATTGTCGACTGCGATGTACTCGTGCTTGATCAAGATGGTCAATAGTTTGACCAATAGAAAGAAGTTTGAACAAGAGTCTTTGGTGTGACGGATTTTGACTTGGGTTGAGAGCACCCAATTCAACCAATTGACCCAACATCTCAGTGGCAGCAGCCCTCGAATGGGGCATGCCAGCTACAGTCTTCACCCTTACATCAAAATAGTTGACACCGGGTAGTGATGAATTGGGGCCTACTAGGTTATTACCGTCGTATGTGAGAAGCAAGAGTTCATCATTCTCGCCGACAATTCGAGACATACGAGTCTCAGTTACATATTGAGCTGATACTGAGAGATTTTGTCTCCCAATCCTCTCAATAGCTTTCTCAAACATGCGAACAACAGTGTTCAATCTACTCTCATCTTGTTCGACAAGAGCAAGCACACCTCGACCAGATCGAATCTGTCCCGGTGCCTCAGCCCTCGAAACCTCATGTACGCCGGAAATATCTTCCATATCCTGCTTATCATGCACGAGCATGTTCTGTACATATGGAGGAATGTTCGGCGGTTCCACGGGTTCAGGCCTGAGCCCCGGGTTGTGATGTACAATCTCACCGGGTTGACTAGTGAGAGATGTTCCTGTGATACCCGACCCACGAGGATTAAACCACTTGGGGCGACTCATCAGGTTTCTATTCTCAATCAGCTGGCTTTTTGTACGATTGTAGTTAGCTTGAAGGGGCATAAGTTGCTCAAGGGTACTGGTACCCCAGAGTCTACCCGGAATTGGAATCTCAACAAAGTGAGCAAACGGAAGTTCACCATGAATGTAAGGAAAATCTTGACCTTTAGCACCATTGAGGATGGTACCACCGGCCATAACAATAAATTTCCCCCTCTTGAGTCCAGATTTGGACCTTCTCCTTGGGGGAATCCAAAGCTCATGGACTACCGTTGTATTTCGATCGTCCCGTAAAGTAGAACTCGCGAATCTATCACGAGTTCCACGCCCCGTTAGGCCCTTTAAATGGTCCTGAAACGAGAGAAAGTGTCCCGAAGAACTGGTTTTTTCAAGAGGAATCTTCTCCGCACGGGGAAAATCCTCTCTAAGTTCATCAATGTTTGTGATTCTTGACCTGAGAGCCCATGTAGCATCACGCACCTTCACGGCTCGAGGATCAAACATCATCTCAAAGGGTGGCACCACTTCACATGCTGTTTCTCCTACATGGAGGTCATCGAATTCTAACTCAACACCCTCGTCACCCGGCAGAATAATCTCACTGCCAGCGTCTGGGTCCCATGTGTGTTGAGCAAAACCGTTGCCTGTGACAAGCATCCAGAGCAAAATCTCCATGGATTTCTCATCCATGAGCATTTTGTACCAATTAGACTGCAAAACTTGGTTTGAGATCTGCGACGTTTGAAGATCGACTGCATCTGTAGTTGCAGGCAATACATCCCACTCAGGAGCAGATTTATAAATCTTAGCCCCAACAGTTCTCACCATGCTTTGCAGGTGGTTGACTACGAGGCGAACACGCCACGACGGAGAGTCAGGTTCTTTCAGTTTATTGGCAGATTGGTACCATACGAGGTTTTGGAGCCCCATGTACCATGCAATGTTCTGATACCACTGACGCTCGAGAGAGTACTTAGTTGCAGACCGATTTGTCCAAAGGTTCTCAACAAGAGATCCGATAGCCTCGGAATCGGTGAAATCTGTACTAAGAACAGACTCGTCGTGACGTTTCTGCCTCATTGCTGCTCCACCCTGGCTAAGAATTGCATCCGATCCTCAGGGCTCATTCTCTCGAGAAGTTGATCCATTGTTGCTCCATCTTCAATGAGAGCTTCAATTTCGTCGTTTCTCAAACCCATCGTATCAGGTACTCTCGATGCGTGTGCTGTTACTGGTGTGTCCTGCTTAACAAGGAGTTGGGTGCGGAGATGGTTGTTCAACTCACCCAAATTGTTAAGCATTGTCTTTGTACTTACATTATAGAGTCGCCATGAGAGGTAGCCAAGTACGGCCCCGAGCAACAAGCCTAAAACGAAAGCGGTTACAATTGCTACGGGTATGACCAAGCTAACAGGGGGTGCACTCTCCACGATTTAGACTCCCGGAGCGGTTACAAAGACTCGCAAAGCACCAACCATAGTCAGTGCAATTGTGCGTAGAGTTCGCTGGGCATCCTGACTGAGCGAGAGCCCTAGCTGCGAAGCATCGTTGAGACTCTGGGCTGCAAAATGCTTGGACAACTCAAAGAAGTTGGGGCTGCCTGCATGTTCAGCGAGAAACTGTTCAGCCCGCTCAAGCTGCTTTTCGGCAAGTGCCTTAGCACGGTCACCAGAAATCTGAACAGTGTCCTCAATGGTACGCTTGAGGGACTCCAAAACGGCATTCACTTCCGTCGACGTCGCCGACGCAACCGCAGCTTCCGGAGACGTTTTTGACGAAGTCTTAATTTCAGCCGGTGCTTCCGGGTTTGCTTGAGGTGGCGTGTTGCTCGGACCATTTGTTACTCCAAACTGAGACATTAGTTGCTCCCGTAAGTGCTGAGATCAATCGCGGTTTCGCGAGTCTCGGTGAAAGTGTGCCGCATGAGATTTGCTTCAGCTTCTGTAATACTGCTCACACCGCGTACAGAAAGAGCCTCTCCCACTGTAATATTAGGGTCAGCACTGCGAACACGGAGGGCGAACTCATAATTCTCCTCCATGGTATCAAGACCCTGCACAATTGCCGCACCAGCAGCTTGAACAGCGGGATCTCCCTGACATCCAACAAGGGCGATACCCGTGACGAATGCGAGACTGGCGGCGAGAAGTGAGCGACGAATAGTTTCAGGCTTCATGGAGTTTTCCTTCCAAACGTTCGAGGGCGGAAGCAACACCCCCGAGGATCACAGTTTCAGCGGCAGCTGCTTCTACTGCCTTTTCGAGAATCTCTGTGTTCTTACGAACAACAGTTGTCATTTCATTTTGCAGACGAGTTTGCTGGCTGTGACACTCAACCCCAATAGACCTCAAGACGGCATCCCGACGATCTTCCATCATATTCATATAATCGAAGAACTGTTTGTCTCGAGACGCGTCATGATTTGCCCGCTTATAAGCATCGTCTGAGCGACGCTTACCATCCTGATAGAGATACCAGACAAGGATGCCTAAGAAGGGAGCTTGAGCCAACACTTGCTCAAGAGGTACCTGACTCGCAGCTTGTGCTAGAAAAGACACAGTAGTCAAAGCCAAAGTCAGTTTAACCTCTAGCATGTAACAACCCTCACGGCACCCTTAGCCTCTCCCCCAACAACCTCTTCAAAGAGGGGTTCATTGGGGACTACAAGAAACTTGTAACGCGAGGACCAAGCTTGAAGCATGTATCTGAGAGTGTGTTCAGTGGGCTCAACATCGAAAATGTCAAGATGAAGAAGGTCCACATGCCTCTCAGGGTATGCACGGGCAGGAAAATCTCCCGGTGCTTTGAGAAGGTGCACGTTGGTGTTCCTGAGGTTGGCCTGACACTCCTCCAACTGATCCACGGGTGAATCACGTTGGAATAGGTCCACACCCAAATACGAGGCATGGCGGAAGCTTGAGGCGGCCTTGAGAACATGCCCCACACCCACACCAACTTCAACAACTACCTCGGGCTTAATACACCCCAAGACTCCAAGAAAGTCGTTGACATAAATGTCAACTCGGTTACCATTCCGATCCAAGTGGGGAGGAGCTTGCAACTGCACGGTTGTCCCTTTCTCGAAGGAATTCTGCATGTTCGACTAGACGATCAGCCATCTTAAGAGCAGCGGGTACTTGAATGGCATGGTTTCTGTTTCTACGAATGTGTTCATGAACCTCACCGCCCAAGATGTGGCTCACATAGGTACAGGTGTACCGAAAACAATCCATAAGGTGATTATCCTTACGGAGAGGCTCAGCTCTAGTGGAGTGGGCATTTCTACCCGAGGTATCACCTCTGAGGCGATACTTGCGTCGTTCATTGAAGAAGTTACGGAGTGATCCCTCAAACATAGCATGGGGCTTGTTTGTTAGAGGGTTAATTGATAGCAGCTTTCGGGCCGCCTCAATACCTGAATGAAGATCGTTGTTCGCTGGTGCTACTGGAGTGTCAAAGTAAGCAGCCATCTGCATAGCAATGGAGAGGCTACCATCTTCCAATTTACGAAGTCCTGCAGGGTCAACCAAGCGAATCATAGGCGTCTCAGGTTTGTCTACAATAGGACGCCTCACATATATAATGGAGTGGGGGTTATCATCCAAGGGTACAAGCTCATAACCCTCGGCATTTGCCATACTCTTGCAAACTTCTTCAAGAGTGGCCTCTTTCTGATAGAGTTCCCTAAAGAAGTACAGTGTACTTTGAGTCACATCAATAGCACACCAAAGAGCGGCATGTACCCTAAAACCGGGATCTGAGGCAACGATGATAGGCCAATCTTCTGGGATGCCATTAGGAAACTTTGAGTCCATTTTAAAAACATGGTCTTGATCAAAATTACCATACACGAGACCAAACTGCCTACGAGATTTACCCTTAACTCGAACCGCGTATTCTTCTTCTGTAAGTTGAGATAGAATATCCTTCTTAGCAGAGGCACTGATATGCGTAGATGACTCGGTGTCCAAGCGTACAAGGGACACGGCCTGATCACCCTCTTCAGCCCGATCTTCAAGATTCATCAACCACTCTTCGGAGCGGACTAGGGTGGCCGAGATACACATACGACCATCTGAGTCAAGAATACGCATCTGCAATTCTTCAAAGATGACTTGCTCGATCTCTTCGTCAATCACGACGAGGTCAACCATAGCACCCTGCATCTTACGGCGAGCTTGCTCACCGCCGTCGCCTGAAATGAAGGAGATTGAAGAGTATGGTCTTTCTTCAGCCGGTGTTCGAGGATCTACGGGTGTGCCATCCGCATGGTGAGCAGTGTATACCTGCATCCACCCCGGAATTGGTACCATAGCTCCCGGCACCTTAGCAGCCTTAGCTTTGATCCATGCTCGGTCAATGAACTTCATTGCCTTACCCGCACCCTCAGGGCTTAGGTGGTTGTAGATGCCCTCATATAGCGTACGGTATTCAGAGGAAACTACATATATTTTCTTGGGACCCGGAGGAACACTTTGGAACCGGTGTATACCCCTTGCCCAAGCAGCAACTTCATAACTGGTTACAACAGACTTACCCGCTCTATTACCGCCGAATGCGAGTCGGTATCGAGCATCTGATTCATGGAATGAGAGCTGGTTACGTTGAGGTGTTGAGTCAGGTGTGTAGGTGTTGATAGGGAGTTCCCGCCGACGAGCGAGTTCTCTCATAAGCTTGAGTTTTTGCTCAAGGAAGTTCATGCTGACTCTCTGGCTCCCATTCTTTCTCTATGCTCGTATTGGGCGATGGTACCTTTACCAGTACCCATGTACTTGTCAATGACGCTCACAGCTGGGTGAGGAACACAATCCGTCATAGGAGGAACGATCTCCAGCAGAATACTATCCGGAGGGTTTAACAGCGTCTTCATCACGTCGTGGAACAGCTGATCTTGCTCAAGCTTTTCAATCTGCAGTCTGAGTTCTTCATCGGACATTGTACCTACATCAATGTCCATTGTCGGCGTGTAGAACTCTTCGTGCTTGAGGTTCAGTCGGTCAATACGCTCGGCGAGAGCACCAGCAGCCAGTCGATGCTTAATGTCGATTTTTTGATCGGCGAGCGTGGTTTTAATGAGGTTTCCCACCTCACGTTTTACGTTGTCGTCGATGCAACCCCAACGAGACAAGGAGCGTCCTACAAGAGGAATGTCCCTCACAGTAAATCTGTTTACCGTTGTTCCTTGAATTGGTTTCTCATCCATCTGGTGTAACCTCGGCGAGTGGCTTTACGTAGGTATCTCTGCCCACAACGACGCTTGGAGTCCCGAGACCCCCATACGGGGGTGGGGTGTACCCCGTCTCGTTTACTGCGAGACAGTACATTTTCCCATGAGCGGCGAACGCGGCTCGTCGAGACATCATAAGTGATTATATACCAAATGGTTAGAGTAGTCAAGCCCAAACGTACGCTCGGGGACACGTCCAACATTCGTGTAGACAAGCATTTACATCAATCCACACGAAAATGCACGTTCATGCTGTCAAAGCGGTTGCTTTCGAGCCGATGTCGCCTATACTGAAAACGACCGTTCATTGACAACCGAAGACCCTTCACAGATCCGCCCGCGAGGACGTTCTTCGCGGGCGATCATAACCCACTAGGAGACTACCATGTTTGGTACAACCAGCATCACGAAAGCTCGATCGACCGGCGGACGCACCAAAGCGAACAGTAAGCAAGCAGCTTATTGGACTGCCCGAGCGATCGACGAGTGCCTCGGTGGATTCTTGCATAGCAACGCCGGTCCCGCCATGAACGGCGGAACGGTTAGCTTGCTTTACAATGTTGCCGTCGAAGCGTTTTGGCGTTCCAACGGGTACACCGAGTCACAGGGACGAAACGGAGCGTTTCAGTTTAGCGTTCGCGAGCTGTCCCGGTCCATTGGTGGCGAGGAATTGAAGTCACGCCGCGGGCAAGACCCGAGCGTAACTTCGGGTCCGCCCACCAATTTCGCTGCAATGGTTGAACAGGAACACGAACGGCTCACTGCAATGGTGGACAGCGGCAACGTGCCGCCTCACTGGTTCTACCGCGTTCGGTTCTGGAACGAAAAGATCGGGATGCAACACGCCCCCGATGTTCCCAACATCGAGCGAGCCGTTGACATCGGCGAACCCGCCGAGGAAATTCTCAAGCGACGGGGCGACACCGCCGCCGTCGTGGAGTACACCGAAGCGACGGACGGGCAGCGAGACGCCATTCTTGAGGTGATTCGGGCGAACCTCGTCGCCCTTCCGGGATGGAGTTACCGAGTCCCGATCAACCTCACGAGCAACGTCTACGCCGACGAAAGCTGAGTAAGCGGGCGGCCCGAAAGGGTCGCCCGTTCTTTTTTCCCTCAAGTGAAACTTCTGAGTTTCAGAGTGGTGTAACCACGAGCACCATATTAATATTAAAGAACCTTGTACCGATGACCGATATAAGGTATACTACACGATAGCCAAGGCTCGAGCCTTGAGAAAAGGAGCATTTCATGCCCACACACGAGAACAAGGTTCACACGATCATACTCAAGCTTGACGATGAATCACTCGACGTTGTACAGACTGCAATTGCACAGTACATTATCTCATGTAAGCGTATACGTTTGCAAGATCCTTTGAGTGCTGCTGAGTGGCATCGTAAGGGATCTATTGCAAATGGACTCTACAACGCTACGATGGTCAACGTGGAGAGTGACAATGCCTGAGCGTAAATGGGACAACCACGATGAACGAGCCAAGGCTGAGGCTGACGCTATGCGTTTGTTGCCGCGAGCGAAGACCAAGCCACCTCGCCATGCGACAAAGGGTAAACGTCCATTCGTTGTAACCTCAACCAATAGGATGGTCTTCTATGACTACTCATATTTGCCACAGGTGCGAGGAATCTTTGGAGCTATTGAGTATGCTGAGGATTCATGAGTCTACCGGGATTCTACTAACCACCAACGGTAGACCTAAAAACATCTACTCTATTATTATTATTCTCAACAATGTCTTTTTTGCTAGTCCTGTAGATGCACCTACCCTAAAGTCTACATACTCATGAACACTCTGCACACTCAATGCTCAAACTCAGCAGTTTCAAAGGATCCCAGGTGTATCCTCTGCACACTCAGCGTGTACTCTTGTACTCAGTGTATACTCAGTAAACACTCGGTGCATACTCGCATTACTGACGTGTTTGAGATGCGAGCAACAAATAAATCTGTTATGAGAACAATTTTATACAACATGAGAGCATTTGACTTGCTATACTGTACCTACATGACAGTACGGAGATTGAGTCAGTGAGTACAGAGAACAACGAACAACGAACATTGCTCGCAGACCGCCCTGAGTGGTCTGGTTTGTACATTGCATGGCGTGCTCGATACCAGCAATCGAGGAACATCGTTGAGAAAGCGATGAAGACACTCCAGTCACTCGATGTCTCGTATCCGGCCCTGTTTGACGAAACTACCGAAGACGGTCAGAAACGACTCAAGCAGATCCTCGTCTGGGTTGACGACGGTGATTACGGTCAACTCAAGGCATTCATCGACCATTGGAAACCCATCCTTCTCGAGGCAGCTCGAGACAAATTGAGAGAAGCTAAACGAAAGGAAATCCATGCTCTGTGACACAGTTTTGAGTGCAGACATGGAGCGTGCTTTCGTAGACTCAACGGTCTACGATTTTACGCTCATCACCACGCTCGCACGAATCATTGAGATTCCGTTCAACCCTGAACAGCGAACAGACCTCAACATCGACACCTCACACGAGAACCTACCGCCCCGTCAGTTTCTCCTTCTTGAGCGACAGACGGGGCAGGTTATCTCTCCGTTCATCCTACACGTTCCCCAGGGAGTTGACTGGCCCTCGGGAGTTCACTACGGCATCGACTTTGGATGCACAGTCTCAGAAACCGTCTTGGCGGGAACGATTGCTCACCTTGAAGAAGGGTGTGGCTTTAATCTCGGACAGGACGCCGAACGCAACCTTAACGTGCTTGAGTACCTCGAAGCCCAGCGTAGGGCTGAGACTGCTCGGCTTAAGATCTCGGAGTAATTCATGAATACTCAGTTTGATCCCTCCACCGCTCTCGCTAACGGCGACCTTCGTAAGGTTCCCATCACCGAGATCACCCCTGACGCCGCGGGTCTCCGCAAGAACGTCAACAAGAAGGATGAGAAATGGGCGGGGCTCGTTGCCTCCGTCCGTCGAGATGGCATTATGCAAGCCATCACGGTACGACGCAATACGCTCCCCAACGCTGAGCATCCCTTTATCGTCGTTGACGGTCTCCACCGTTGGTCGGCTGCTATGGAGATTTGGGAAGAACTCAACGCCGAACGTCTTTCAGCGGGCGAGGAACCGCTTGATCCGAGCGAATACCTCGTGCCCGTCAACCTCATCGAGGTGACTTGCGAAACGGATGTTTACCGCCTCCAGCTTACGGCGAACCTCCAGACGATCGACACTCGACCCGTCCAGATTCGCGAGCATCTTCTCGCTATCATCGCCGCAGCCAAGGCTGACGATATCGAGCTGACGCAGGCCGACCTTGCCAACGAGATCAACAAGTCTCAGACTTACGTCTCCAACATCCTCAAGCTCACAAACCTTACCGGCGAGTCGTCCACGTTCGTCGATGAGAACCGTGTGTCTGCCTCCAACGCGTTCAATCTCGCCAAGCTTCCTGCTGAAGAGCAGGTGCATTGGCACGATCGAGCTAAGACCCTCGACTCCGAAGAGTTCGCTCTTCAGATCGGGCAGGAGATCAAGAAGATCAAGGATGCCGAGTCTTCGGAACGTCGCAGTCGTGGGGATGAGTTCCCCGGCGTCGTTCCCAAGCTGGTGAGCAAGGCCGAGGCCTTGTCTATGATGGATGGTTGGATCAAGGAGCACTTTGAGGATCACGGTGGCGACGTGTTCATTAACAAGGTGCTCGAAGAGGTGAACACTGAGGGTAATGAAGCTTCCCTCAATGCGTTCCTTGTTGGTACCTACTATGGCTTCCAGCGTTTCCTCCAGATCGACAGCGAGACTGTTGAGCGGAAGAAGGCTGAGCACACGGCGAAGGTTGCGGAGAAGAACCGTAAGAAGGCCCTCGCTGACTCCCAGAAGGAGCAGGAAGACGCGGCTCAGCGAGGCGTGAACATCCTTATGCCTGCGGGCAAGAGCAAGCCCACCGGGTTTGGTGGGATTGAGGTCGGTGTGGATACGCCCGATCAGGTTGAGGAAGAAGCGTCCGCCTAACTCTGCGGGTAGGGTGGGCTCAACGGCTCACCCTACTTTTTTCAACAAGCGAGTATACTCGCAGAAAGGTGCCATCCATGATCGAGGAAAACCTGCAAGCTGAAACTCCTGAGAACAACCGTAAAGGTGTGGTCGGTCAACTCTTTAAAGAGTTGCATATTTGTTCGAGTTTTATAGCTTACACTATGTACTCAAAAAGACATGAGCCCGACCTCAACATGATGTTTGATGAGTGTAAGCGGCAAGTGAAATTTTACGAGGACGTGCGAGATGCAATTGCACCAATCATAGCAGACTATCTTGCCGAACTTGGAGTCTCCGCACCTACCCCAGGTGATGAGATCAGCCCCACCATTTGCTGCGGACCCGGTGACGATGAGATTACTTGCTCCTCCGACTTGGATAAGTACTCCCTAGAGGAACTCCTTGCGTGGGGTAAAGAACTCAGCAAAAAAGCAACCTCAATTTCTTCACTCTTGAGGGGTCTTGGGTGAAAACAACAGCGTTCATCTCACGGTTGATGGTGGCTGGTGTTGCTACAAGCCAGCTCGTTGGGGGACTTGCTCGTCCAGAGGACATGGAGCAAGGTTATCTTGCTGCACCTGTTGAGCAACCCATTCCCGTGGGCTATTACTCATCTACGGCTCCGCCAGCCCCCGCATGGCTCACAGACCTGCGTGAGTTACAGGGGACAATTTCAATCCACAACGGTGTAGACCTCAACGGACTCCCTAGCTATACTACCTACGGCCTACACCCGGCCGTAATACGAGAAGCGAGAATTGAGGGTATTTCTACACCCGAGGGTCAGAAATGGCGACTTGTTTTCTCAGCAGACTCAGATCACTTCCATCGAGGTTTGGATATCATCGAGCAAGGTGATGCAAACTTTGATCGAGAGATCAACAATGATGACTTAACTAGCGTCCTAGAGAAACTACCCACCGTGGGTAGTTCCGAGCTAGGACTTTTACTTTCACTGTGGAGACCTAACGATGAACGACGAACAGAGTAGTGCCCTGAGTGTGCCCGGCAATGAGGGCGTTCTTGCCAACACCTCGGATGAGGTGTTTGATGCACTTACCACGCCTCAGGCGATGCGTAACTTCATCAACCTTGGACAGGGGCAAACCCGTGAGTGTCAGGAGACCGGCATCAAGCCGGGCCGATTCTTCCTCTCGGACAAGGACAAAACTCGTTCCATTCCTCTGGGACAGTTTCAGAGGTATGGGTCCAAGCTCCAGTGCTCACTTGATCTTGTCTATCTGGCATGGCGACCTAAGGCTGTACTCATGGTGGACAGCAAGCCGCTACTCGAATCCTACAACCCCAACCACCCCAACTTTGCCAAAATCCTCAACACTCAGGAGGTGAAGCAGGGGCAGGGGCCTAAGCCTGTCGCTGTCAACACCGGGATCGAGTGTCTCTTCTTCATCCCTGAGCATATGTGCATGGTCGATGAGATGGTCGACGATTCTACTCGTGGACTCGATGAAGGGGCTATTGCTCAGGTTCGTGCTCGTATTGCCGGCGGGTTTATCGGGCAGTACTTTTATGCCCGACGTAACTCTAGCAACACCGTCGGTGGCCCCGAGTCCCGAGGTGGAGCTAAGCCCGGCACGGCGTTCAATATTCGCTCGGACATGCAAGAGGGCAAGAGCTTCACTTGGTGGGAAGTCCCTGTCCGCCAAATGCACGAGAATCAGGAGGAGGGCTGGATGGTTGATGGTCGAGCGGCTGCGACCCCCGCAATCATTCAGGACTTCCTCAACCCGCCGGAAGCCAGTGGCGAGAGTGTCGATGGTCAGCAGGATGGCACCACCGATGGAGTAGCCGAACCCATCGGTCGCTGACTCTCAGACTGCCACACGCGAGGTTGGGGGGCTTAACGGCTCCCTAGCCTTTTTACAAACGTGAGCTTGCTCACAGGAAGGTGCCATCATGTCCACAATCTCAGACACTATGTGGAAAAGACTTACATCTCAACCCACAGGACGCCCCGCGTCTAAGGCTCAGATAGACTTCATCAGTCAAATATCTGAGACTACGGGTATATCTCCACCCAAGACCAAAAGACTTACACTCACTGGTGCGTCTCGATGGATCAATCAACACATAGGCACATTTAGAGAGTTTATCCAAGACGAGGAAGATGAGCTTGGTGTATGGTGGCTCGATGATGATTGGGGAGACCGATGAAACAAGTACCTTGCCCATACTGTGGAGGTGATGGACTTCATCCTAACTCTAATGACGAGTGGGAGTCCTGTCCCGACTGTCTTGGTAACGGGTACGTTCTCGTGGAGGATAGTGATGAAGTTCAAAATCAACCTCACTAAAACTCATTGGTGGTATGTCACGTCGAGCTATAAAGTAGCTGTTGACACACCCACCGCCATCCGCCTACACAAAGCGGGTGAGAGAATCTCACCCAACCCTATGAGGAGAACAAAAAATGATTCAACATCAAGCAAATCCTAAGCTCAGCGTTGACTCAGTGATTGTAGTAGAGCAGCCAAAGGAATCTGAGTCCCCTGTAATTTTACAGATAAAATTGAGCTCAAAGGAGCCACAAACCTTTGTTAGTTCACTTTGGGGTAAACATCTACGAATATCCTCAGTGAGTCTTAATGAAGATGGTGCCACCCTCGATATTGTGGAGGTTGGTAATGCCGACAACTAAAGCGTACCACTGGCCTGAGAAAATGAAGTATCCTCTCTACTACGAAGATCGTGGAGATAGGATGCTCTTTAATTGGGGCGGGATGCCCCGAGCGGCGTGGCTTTACATTAAGGATGAGATCAATGGGCTTGAGGGAGCTAAGTGGCACCCCGACTCCAAGGCTTGGACAGCCACACACCCCAAGCACAGCCTCCGTAATCGAAACGCTCTCGGTTATCTCACTAACGGTGAGATGCCCGGCACCTCAAAAGACTGGCTCGACAGGTACACTGATCCTGTCTCAGAAGAGTACAAAGATCTCGTTGCTCAAATGCCCGTCGAATACTATGACTTTCAAAAAGAAGACTTGCCTTTAGTTTTACAACGTCGCAAGATTCTTCTCGGTTATGATATGGGCCTTGGTAAAACTCTCATGGGTTTGAGTGTGATGTACATGGCAAAGACGATGCTGCAACACACAGAGGGTTCGACGGTTAGCACCCAAGATGAGGATCTTTTCTGGGTTATTAGCCCGAAGAATCCTATGGATGCTTGGCGTACCGAGATCCCCAAGTGGCCCTTCGGCGTCAAACCACGACTCATTATGAACAGCCCCCAAGCTATTCGCAAAGCCATGTTGGAGGCTGACCACCCTCCCTTTGTTCTCTGCATCGACGAGTCCGCCAACTTCAAAAACCCCGCGGCACAACGCACTCAATTAGTTTATGAGCTATGTCGCCTCATGAACGATTTTTGGGCGGGTAATGAATTCGTTCTCCCTATGACTGGTACACCAGACCCTAAGGATCCTACGGACTGGTGGGCCCAAATTGAGATGCTTTGCCCCGGATTTATTCGAGAGAAAAATCCAGTTAATCTCCGCAAACGTCTCGCCAGTACAACTCAAGCTCAGGGCAATCACGGTACCTACATGAAAACCCTTGGTTGGATTCCTGACGAGGTGAAGGCCTTTGGCAAACGACTCGAGCCAATCAGAATCATTCGACTCAAAAAAGATGTCCAGCAGAATCTCCCGGACAAAATCTATATTGAGCGAGCAGCAAAACTTGACCCCACCTTACTCTCTGCTGCTCGTGTGTTGGCGGAGACCATGCCTGCGGCACAAGCCCTCAGTGCGGTTCGTCAGCTCTCTGATGGTTTCCAATATACACACGAGTTCGTGGAAGACTCTGAGGGTTTTGCCCGTAAGAAGCGGACAGGTTCAGATAAGATACAAACTCCAAAAGACGATATGCTTATCGGTGATCTTCAAGAACTCCGCGATAACGAGCGTAACCGAGTCATTATTTGGGGTGGCTTTCAAGGGACTATTGATAAAATTGTTGAGATCTGCTTGGCTAATGATTGGAATGTTCTTAAAGTTGATGGACGTTCTCGAAGTTTCTATCCTTTAACAGAGTCTTCTGGGAAGGGTGATACCTCGTACCATAAAGATGCTGTTAGGGGTCTCGAGGGGACTGTGGACAATGCTCAGCAATTGTTCCAAGATACAGAAAAGTACCCTCAACCTATTGCCTTTGTAGGCAACCCTGACGCCGCTGGTGAGGGTATCACACTCACTGCAGCAGACACCATGATTTTCTACTCGAACACTTTTAATGGGGGTAAGCGTCAACAGGCTGAGGAACGATTCCACCGTATTGGCATGGACGAGAATGCCTCACCTCGCGTGATTGATTACATTAACCTTCCGACAGACAGGTTGGTTCTCGCAAACCTTCGTAAGAAGAAGTCACTGAGCAAACTCGCAAAGAACGAAGTGCTTAATGCACTTGAACTCATGGAGACCATGACGCAATGATCCACCACTACTTTAACTGCAACCAGATTCGTAAGCAAAACCCCAAAGCAACTGAAAGAGAACTCCTTGAAGTTTTTGGCAGTCAGTTGCATGAGTACCAAAACAACATTGATCGTGTGACAATTGGACACCCTGCAGATTTGATCGCACCCACAAATTCTCATAGCCAATTTGATATCGTGGTTGAGAAAATGCCGGATATTCTTTTCATGTTGAGGGATCTACTTATTATGGAGTTTGGTGTAGAGGATATTTCTGTAAAAACCGAGGGTGGGAAGTATGTAAACTGGCACACTCGAACTGATGACGACATCATGAGAGCCCTCTATCCTTGGATAATTCTCTTTGGCCCCGATGTTTGGTTGATTCCTGATGGTGCTCCCGGGCTTGACAACTACAGCAAGCTACGTCAGGTTCTCAATCACGATCGAATTGCAACTGGTGTGTTGCCAGAGTTTATGGGCTACGATGAGGAACATCCTGCTCCTCGACAAACTTGTATCGCTCGTTGGCTCTGGAACCATCTCGCCCCCCAAGGTCAATCCTACACAGAGGGTTTTGCAAAACAGGTTGTGGGTCGAGGCAACGAGGCTGAACTGGTACTTCAAATCTCCGGCCATTTGAACCGGGATGAGGGTATCAACGAGACCCAATGGGCAATAGGTGTTGCTCCGAGACTAGGCATGACTCTCTCTGTGATGAATCCAGTGAGGGGTGAAAACACTATTGAGGAGGTTGCAAAGTATTATGGCCGCCACTAAACGCAAATGCGTAGTGTTCATACGCGGTGGTCAACCTGCTCAACGTATGCGTACATGCAGATCAAGAGAAGAAGCCGAGCGTGTATGTAAAGACCATGCTAAAGCAGGCTACACCTGCGATCTGTTCGAGATTTACACAACATGGACGCCCGACCGCTACAAGCGTATGGTTGAGGCACAGGAGATGTTAGACACATGAAACTCATCGTCATAAGAGGGTTGCCGGGTTCGGGTAAGTCTACCCTTGCAGAGAAGCTTGTTGCTGCTAACCAGCACACCGCCCACTATGACAACGACATGTTCTTTGGAGATCAGTACTACCGATGGACCAAGGCCCTTAATCAACAGGCAATCGTTTGGTGTCAAGGTCAGGTTGCAAGGGCTTTGTACAACGGCTACAATGCAATCGTAGCCAATACCTTTACGAGGATCAGATATATTGATCCGTACAAGGAGATGGCTCGTGTCTTTGGGGCCGAATTTGAGATCCTCGAGCCTGACACTCCTTGGGCTAAGGACCTGAGTCTTTGTCATGCAAAGACCATTCACGGTGTCCCGTTTGAGCATATGCGTAGTATGCTCGAAGCTTGGCAAGAACTCCCAGAAGGATACACAAAATGAGATACGCCGTCATTGATGTCGAGACCACAGGCCTCAACCCGCACAGTGCTATAGTTCTTGAGCTAGGCATTGTTATTGACGATGTAAAGTGGTGGGGTGAAGATGTCTCAGAACTCCCTACATTTCACACTTACATCAAACCCCCTGAAATTTTCCCTAGCCAACTCGAGGCAGCAGTTATTAACGCTGAGTTGTTTAAGAAAATTCAAGATGCCGGTGACTTGGCTCAACCTGAGCAAAACATCACTAATCTTGTGTGGCAGTTTCTTGACTCACAAGGTCTACGAGATGTTGGTCAAGGCGAGAAGATCACTTTCAATGTTGCAGGCAAAAATCCTCGGTTTGACATGTCGTTCCTTGAGTGTATGCCAAACTGGACTAGTAGGTTGAGGGCTCGCCATCGAGTTCTTGACCCGGGAATCTTGTTTGCCGAGGAAAATGACGAAAAGATCCCCAACCTCCAAGAGTGTTGGAACAGGGCCTTTCCTGAGCGACCTCTTACTGTCCCCCATACAGCGGTTGAGGATGCACAGATCACGGCTCGTGTGTTGCGGGTTGGTCTCATGCGTCAGTGGAACATGATCTAAAGGAGTTACCCATGTGTCTCATACACCCCGAAACTGATACGCAAAAAGAAAATCGTGAACGGAACTTCACTCATCACCCTCCTGTAGGGGATCAAGCTGAGCGATATATGAAAATCAGGGAACAAGCTAACAATTTAGCACTGTTTCTCAACGAACATTGTCCCCCATCTCGTGAGTTAAGTTTGGCTATGACCAACCTTGAGCAATCGATGTTTTGGGCTAATGCGTCAATTGCTCGCAACGAGAAGAAAGACATCTGAATGAGGTGCCCGCGTAGCCCAATCGGCAGAGGCAATGGATTTAAAATCCGTCAAGTGTGGGTTCGAGTCCCATCGCGGGTATTAAGGAGACAGTCATGA